AGGATTCATCCCCTCTGCTTTAGCAAGCATCCAGTGATAGTAGTGAGTCCCCTTAGGTAATGACTGAGCATTACCATAGTAGAAAGACTCTCCTATACCAGAGAAGTCTTCAAACTTAGACCCTGCTTTGAATGTAGCACGTGCTTCCTTTAAGAAGTCAGCATCAGTTATACCCATGTAAGATAGGTATTGATTGATGTGTGGGGTAGTTGACTCACCTACTCCAATAGGTTCATCACCCACAACTATAGTAATGTCCCAGTCAGGGAATGATTTAGCGAGTGCTGCTGCACTCATCCATCCTGCTGACCCTCCTCCTGCAATAACTATCTTCATCGTTGAAACTTATTCCATTCTTCCATTACTTTTTCAGACGCTAAGAGCACGTAGTCACCATTATAAGGAGCAACCTCTTCAGTCAGAGGATTATCCTCAGTTGGTATGTAACCTTCAAACTTATTTAACCTAGTAAAGTCATGACAAAACTCGTAGACTTTTCTAGTGGTTGTAACACCACGACGAGTTAAACAAGTCAGACACAGTGCCCTCTCTTGTAACTTGCCATCATCTAAACGCCATTCGTCTATCATAATTATCCAAAGGTTATGCCCACTGCAACCAGTATACCAAATTCTATTAAACCATGCAAGCCTGCTGGTATTTTAATGAGTGTCTGATTAATCATGTGCCCACTGGTACAGTAGCATAGGCAGGCTCACTAATCCTTACACCCTTTCCACCACGTGGTTCGTCGTCATCGTCATCTCCATTCAATGCACGGAGAAACAACTCAACTAAAACAAGCACTGCCATTGGATAGAAGAGCCAAAGGAGTGCTATGAGTGGTGATATTGTATTGGAATCGACTGCGAGGTCTGCCATTGTCAGTATTCTTTAATATTTTTACGAGTAACTATTTAGTTTTGTAACAATTTTAAAAAATACCAGGAATAATCTGTCCTGTTGTGATGTATGCACCGATGGCAGCAACAAATCCTATCATTGCCCAACGACCATTAGCAAGCTCAGCTTCCTTGCTTTGGTCTACATCCATCACCTCTATACGAGGCTCAGAAGCAAACATATTTTGACGACCACCGTCTTCGGTAGTAACTGTTGTAGAAGAATTAGTCATGACTATGTTAAGAAACGTAACATAATTATATATCACATCTAATCCTTCTGTCAAGGTATAATTACCTAGTTTATGTGAATGTGATGACATCCTCTCCAGCACCACCTGGTATTCCACCACCATAGGTAACTGGCACTGTGTCAGCAGCAAGATTAAAGTTTAACTCAGTCCCATCAGACCCTGTTAGGTTAAGACTCTCGGTATCAAAATTGATATCAGTAGTGTCAGTACCAAAGGTAATTCTATCTGTATGAGTATGCTCTGGAAGACTCTTGGCGATGGTCTTAAGACCTTGGTAGTGTCTCCACACCTCACTCATTGTATTTTCATCTAAAGTATCAGCATCTAGTGCTGATTTGAATGCTTTCTTAACTGCATCTGTTGCAGCATTAAAGTCTGTATGTAATCCACAAGTCATTTGATTTCTCTCCGTAAAGTTGAAAGGTATTCGATAACGTGCTCACGCACCCACATTAATTCATTATAACACTCCTGGTTGTGAGAGCAACCCCTTAAGGCGTTGTCAGGTTTATGCACAGATTCTATAAAGATATCGAGTGCTCTATTCCACTTGGTATCCTGACACTCATCTCGAACGTCTAAGCTACCTTGATCTTTTGATGCCATGAGTAATTAAATAAAACTAAACCAGCCTGTGCATATTATCTTTTCAGAGGTGTGGGAAACCCTACCTCTGTGATGATGTGTCCAATCAGCGGGCCATATAACAGTATAACCTTTTTTTGCTGGAACGTAAAGGTCCTGGTGATACCATTCTGTGCCTCCATCTGGAACATCATTCAGATAAGTCATGAATACCAAGTGCCTGTAAACATTACTCGGTAAAGAATTAGACCTCTCTGTATGCCATATCTTAAACCCACCACCCACAGGGTACTTCTGGATGCTCATCGGCTCCACTATTCGGAAGTTAGATAACTCACAGAAAGGGAAGTGCTCCATGTATATATCCAAGATACGTTGTAACTCAGTTACATACGGCTCAAGATGCATGACAGCAGCCTGGAATGGTACATGTAAGTCTCTTGACTCCTTGTACTCAGGGTTAACCATTATCTCACCATGATGCATGCACTGTCCATCAATGTATGGTAGATGATTCTGATGATCATAGAAATCTATCAGCAAATCACAAACATCATGGTCAATGGTATCACCATAAACGAAGTGACTATCCTGAGTGCATATCTTACCCTTATAACTCGTTATCTCATCCATCACAACTTAAAAGCATAAGGGTCGTTAGTCTTAGCATCCTCTGGAGTGCTTGCTGCATATGAATCCCTAACATATATCATAGGGTCACCATGCCACAGTGATTTCTTAACCTTATCAACCTTACCTCTAAGATTGAATGAAACTATAGTCCTTCTCTTATCAGACTTATTCTCTGGTCCATTGTGTGCCACAGTAGCAGGGAAGATAACTAAGTCTCCTTCTCTTACAGGTGGTTCAAATATCTGTAGTCTACCACTCCAGGGATTATTAAATGGAGAATAGAATGTAGTTGGTAGATGCACCCTCGGATCAAACTCAACATATAATACACAAGACCATCCACTATGTCCATGGTTGTGTATACCATGCTGCATGCCATTGTCATACATCTGAAACCACATGTCAGTAAACTCCACCCGTCTCTTGTTGGAGAAGTCTGCTAGGTATGGTTTAATTATATCAATTACTACATCAGAGTAACCTGGTAGGGCATCCTCTTTATCTTCTCTCTCTTCAAAGAAGTCTGTATAGTGACTGCCATCAGGCTCCAGATAATCCTGCTCATCTGGTAGAGCATTTAAAATTCTTTGTTTGTTTCTTGCCCAGTCCTTAACTTCATAATGAATTATAGGAATGGAGAACATAGTCTCTACTGTCATTTGAAATTCCTAATAAACCACTCTGCATCTACCACGACTAAGGGTTTCTTATGATTCTTCTTCATGAATAAGATAGGCTCGTGGTCACCTGCGTTAGCACATGCCTGTGCGTATGCCTCATAGACATTTAACTTCTCTTGATTCTTACATTCTACACTGAAAGGAAACTTTTGTCTAGCATCACGTGCCATGATGAGGTCTTCACCTCCAGCACCCATACTCCTGGACTCTATGTCCTCAGGATGGACTTCTCTATGCTCTATCAGTTGGTCTCTTACCCACTGTTGAAATCTTCTCCCCTTTCCTTTGGCAGACTGCGGTTTCATATCGAATTGATTACATCAGGTAGTAACCCATACTCTGCACGTTGAATTCTTTTAGTCAGTGATTTAATGTCATCGTCAGGAAGTATAGGTACCTCCTGCTGTTTGATAACCTCACCACCATCTAACTCTTCATTCACCCAGTGGACTGAGCATCCAGTTACTTTGTCTTTACTATCTAGGGCTTGTTCAATAGCATGTAATCCCTTATACTTGGGTAGTAAAGATGGATGTAAGTTTATAATCTTCTTCGGAAATGCTTCTATAAATTCTGGTGATATAACTTTCATCCATCCTGCTAGGATTATCAAGTCAACCCTCCATGCTTGTAGCAGCATGATAATCTGGTCTTCGTCTGCCGACTTGATGTGGACGTGGGGTATACCTAATCCCACTGCTCGTTTTGCTGCACCACACTCTTTCTTGTTGTGTATCATCAACACAACTTCGTGTTTATTGACAGTGCGTACTATATTCTCAAAGTTAGACCCGTTTCCGCTGCACATTACGGCTAGACGTTTCTTCATAGCAAGGTAGTCCGAGAGTTTTATATTCAAGTTGTTGCCTCAAGAAGTTTATTTCCTGGCTCAACTTCTCATTTTCTGCTTCTATCTCTTCGATGTGATCTTGGTAGATTGTTAGCATGTTTTGTAATTCTTGGTTCTTTAGTTCCAAATCCCAGTCCATAATGGACCTCGGTGAGAGTATTTAGTCAGGGACTTCTTCATCCCAGGTGCCAGCACCTCCATCATATCGTTGAGGGTCTTTACTTACGTTGTAAGCATCAACATCCTCTTTGATAGCATCCTCTAAGCTTTGTGCTAAGAGTTTCAGATTGTGGGCAATCGCCTTCACTTTATTATAATTCATAATGGTCTCGCATTGCCACATCTGTTAGCAGATGGGAACTGTGCCTCAAATATTTTGTTAGCGAACACCTGGTTCTCTGCTCTCACTATCGTCTTGTGGTATTTCGTACCCGTAGTGGGCAGTCTATAGGTTACTTCGTATTCTTTCTGTTGCATAATAAAAAAGGGGACATAAGTCCCCAATATTTATCCCTTTTCGCAGGTTTGAAGCTCCTTAGGATAGGATGATCCTCTGTATGTGAGGACTTGCTCAACTTTAGAGCATTGCTTCTTTGCTTGGGTGTCATATTTGACACCACGGTAGGTGACTTGTGCCATGTGATTGTACCTTAGGTAGAGGTGGATAAGACCCCGTTCCTTCAGTCGGCATTTGCGTCCCAACATCCAGCAGTCTCTTCCTTAACGATTGAAATCATTTCAATCTTGGTCTCGTCTGAGACTTTGTATGCACTCATCTTATCGACGAGCTCATTTGCCTCAGCGCAGGTTAAAGAAGTTGCAATTAAAAATGGAATCATTGGGATGAACGATACTCCGTTCCGTGTCGGCTTACTTGCGTCTCCATAATGGGGATGAACGATATAGGTATGTTAGCATACCAATACTATTTATCAAGTTTTTTTGTCGTCTTTGTTACATTTCTTAGTCCGACCATTCCTCTTTGTATTCTGTGTACCTGGACCCGACTGCAACCTCTTCTGCCCGATGGTCTTGTGGGGTTGTCTTTTCAACTCCCTCTTCAGGGAACGCAGGAAAGATAAGTGGTCCCGTATACCAGTTTTCGGGTCTTTCAGCGAGGAAATCAGTCTCTCTTGGGGAGTTTTCCATCTGCTCATTCGATTTTCTAAACCATTTCTTTCTAACCTTCTCCCAGAGGCTAGAGCTTAAATCCACTAAAGGTATCAGACTGGACATCTTGTTTAATTCCTCCAACGATATAAGATTCAATCTCAGTTTCCTGAGGTGCATTTTGTTGACCTTTGCTATTTAGCCAGTGTTCTGTCCACGGCAAAGGATTAGTTCGTGCTGGAATATCATAATAAGGTGCCATGCCAATTGATCTCATACGACGATTAGCGATCCATTCAACATACTGAGACAGTAGTCTGTCATTCAGTCCTATCATACTACCTTGTGAGAATAGGTACTCAGCCCATTCTTTCTCTTGGTCTACTGCATCAATAAACATCTGCTGCACGTAGTCCTTTTCTTCTTCTATAATCTCTAAGAAGATAGGGTCATCACCTTCTTGCCACTTCCTTATTATTTTTTGCGTGAGAACAAGATGTTGAGACTCGTCTCTAGCAATGAGGGAGATGATTTTAGCACTTCCTTCCATGAGTTTGAGCTCACCAAAAGCAAAAGAGCAAGCAAAGGAAACGTAAAACCTAATACCTTCCAGAATATTGACATTGCAGATAGCCCTATAGAGTTCTTTCTTTAAGTCTTTACGACACCATTCAACTGACGGTGACCCTTTGCTATCAGGTCTCCACATGGAACCGTTGTCCCATTCATGTGCTAGGTTTAAGAAGTTATTGTATGCTTTACATACAGACTTCGCCCGTGCAATAATCTTGTCGTCATCTAAGATGGTGTCAAATACCTCAGACGCATCTGGGTATACATTCTTAATGATGTGTGTGTAGGATCTGGAGTGGATTTGTTCCATGAATTCCCACACTCCTATGCATCCTTCTAACTCTGGGAGTGAGCAGTAAGGTGCAAATGCCATGCCAGGACCACGTCCTTGCACAGAGTCTAATAATATTTGATACTTCAGGTTAGAAGTATAGATATGTTTCTGTTGTTCATTGAGGGTCTTGTAATCAGACCTATCCTTCTGGAGTGATACCTCCTCAGGTCTCCAGAAATAACCTAACTGTTGTTGTGTTAGTTTATCAAAGTCAGGATACTTATACTCATCGTATCGTTGCATCCCTAACGGTGCACCAAAAAACATTGGTTGTTTCTTAGTGTCTACTTTCTTTTCATTGAAAACGGTTATTCCCATTGAGTGCCTAGCCAGATATCACGGACATGTTTCTCCTCTTGAGTTAACTCAGGAGGGTATACCTCTTCAGGAAGAGGTACGGTTATTGGGTCACCCTTAAGGGCTGGTGTGCAGACTTCACGACAGTTTGCTTCCTGCTCGTTGTCATCACAGACTTCGAGACATTCAAAATACTTATCCTGTTTGTCTTCAGTCATTACTTCCCCCTTATTGCTGACCATATGATCTTCAGTAAGGACTTAGAAGCACTACCCTGAATCTCATTAAACATATCCATGTTCAACTTAAAAGCGTAGTTTGCTTCTGCTATAATAGCATCCTTCTGACTCTCGTCAAGCCCTAGTCCGTCAAGTGTGGCACGATACTCATTTTTAAATGCCTTAGCATCTTCTATGTAAGGAAACTCATAGAAATACATTCCCTGACCAGCAGTGTTGAGTGCCTTCTCTGCTATACCTTTCAGTATAACACCACCAGATAGGTCACCAATATAACGTGTATAATGATGAGCAATCAGGAGATAAGGATTCTCTTCGGCCACTTCATTAAGTCTGTGGCAATAATTGTTACATGCTTCAGATGGCTTAGCATACTCTCTCCACATAGGACCATAGAAATATCTAAGGTCTCTCTCCAGTCCTGTGGTACGAATAAGTTTTAGCTGCCACTGCTGTAGTGTCTTAGCAAGAGGATCATTAGTCTCCTTTATCAACCCTTCCATTGTGTTGTAGACATAGTAGAAGTTAGAAATTAACTTACGATACTCGTCTGGGTCAACACAACCCTTAAGGAATTGAGAAACAAACTTAGTATTCTCTGCTGCTGAATGGGACTTTGATGTCCCTTCTTTCAATTCTTTACTAAACATAACAACCTTCGCACTCGGCTTCACTTACATTTGAATTTAAGATATCATCTACCAGTGAGTTAGTATCTGGGACATCATCTTTCCAACCCATAGGATGAGCTGGTTCCTCGACATCCTTCTTAGCATCATATGTATTCTGATAATAAGATGTCTTCCAACCATACTTGTAGGTTGTCAGTAAGTCCTGTGCCATTACAGATACAGGTACCTCTGAATTAGGATAGTTCTCTGGATTATAGGACCAGTTTCCACTGATACCTTGGTCAAAGAACTTCTGCATCACTGCTACAATCTTAATGTATCCGTCGTTGCTAGGCATATCCCATAGGAGTGTGTAGTTATTCTTCAAAGATATGAAGGAGGGAACAATCTGCTTAAGGGGTCCCTTCTTTGATTTTTTAACGGACAAGTAGTCTCTAGGTGGCTCGATTCCATTGGTTGCATTTGACACAACGGAGCTGCTCTCCGAAGGCATTTGTGCGGACAATGTTGAGTGCCTAAGACCGTAGGTGGCGATATCATTCCGTAAACTACTCCAATCATTTTCTAACTCTCCGCTACAGATGTCATCGACATCCTTCTTATATGTATCTATCGGTAGAATACCGTCAGCATACTTAGTCCTATCATAACCTGCACATGGTCCCTTCTCTTGTGCAATCTTATTAGATGCCTTCAAGAGATTGTATTGGAATGATTCTGTCAACTGATGGACTAACTTCCATGCTTTAGGATCGTTATAGTCTGCCTCATTCCTTGCAAGGTAATGTGCTAGACCAATAAACCCTACACCTAGTGACCTACGTGCAATGGTAGACCTCTCTGCTGCGTCAACTGGATACTCCATGTAATCAATCAACTCTTCGAGTCCTCTGACTGTTAGGTCACACAACTCTTCCATCTCATCTAGTTTGTATAGTTTACCTACGTTAATAGCAGACAGTATACACAGTGCTATCTCTCCACCAGCATCATCAATGTGATTGATAGGGTCAGTGGGTAGAGTAATCTCTTGACATAGGTTACTCATGTTAACCTTGTCTTTGAATGAGGAGTGCTCATTACAGTGGTCAATATTCATCAGGTATATACGACCTGTCTCTGCTCTCTCCTTTAATAGGTCAAGGAATAACTCCTGGGCACCTATGGTTGTCTTAGGAATCGATTCATCCTTCTCATACTTCAGGTATAGGTCATCAAAAGATGCTGTACCAAAACTATCATACAACCCTGGCACATCATGAGGAGAAAAAAGAGTGATCTCTTTGTTAGCAATAAACCTTTCATAAAATAACTTGCTTAGTTGGATACTGTAGTCAAGTTTTCTGACTCGGTTGTCTTCTGTTCCTTTGTTGTTTTTGAGGACCAAGATGTCTGAGATTTCTTGGTGCCAGATAGGAAAGTGTACAGTTGCTGATCCACCTCGGATGCCATTTTGAGTGCAGCATCTAACGGTAGACTCAAACTTCTTGAGAAAGGGGACGACTCCTGTGTGTTGGACTTCTCCACCACGGATTTTGCTGTTGATACCACGGATTCTACCTGCGTTGATACCAATTCCCGCCCTTTGAGCAACATAGTAGCCAATAGCCATGTCACTGCTAAAAATGCTATCGATGGTGTCATCAACATCAACAAGAACACAGCTTGCAAACTGTCTGAGAGGAGTGCGTACCCCTGCCATGACTGGTGTTGGGATGTTGATTTTGTGTCTGCTGATTGCGTCATAGTACCTTCTTACATAGTCGAGTCTGGTTTCGGTAGGATACTCGGAAAAGAGAGTTACCGCAATCATTATATACATTTGTTGCGGTGTCTCGTAGACTCTTCCAGTGCTCCTATCCTGTACCAGGTATTTATCTGCTACCTGTCGTAGTCCTGCATAGGTGAAGAGATCATCTCTTCCATTGTCTATGAAGGTATCAATCTCCTGCCAATCCTCTGGGGTATACTTGGTAGCAATCTTAGGATCATATACACCCTGCTTAATACACTTCTCAATGTGAGTAGTGATGTGTGGACGACGGTCAGGGTGCTCACCATATACTTCCTTCCTCAATCCATAGAGAAGCAGTCTTGCTGCTACGAATTGATAGTTAGGATTGTCCAATGAGATTAGATCATTAGCAGACCTAATCAATATCTCTTGTATATCAACAGTTGTAATCCCATCATAGAATTGCAGGTTAGCATTCATTTCTATCTGAGATTCAGATACACCTGCTAGTCCTTCACAGGCATACTCAACCATCCTATGAATCTTCTCAAGTCTAAGAGACTCTTCGCCTCTACCATTTCTCTTTTTGACTAAGAGGTCGGTCATACTCGTTTCCATTCGTTAAGTTTGATTTTTGCTTGTATACCTTGGTAGGTATTGTTGTTTATTATTTCTTGTGGCTTCTGCCCTGCTAATATCATATCATTGATATCCTTTTCTGTCACCCTCTGTGGCCATATGACTACCTTGTCTCCTCTGTCAACTGACTTGGTGATTCGGTTGACGATTTGTCTGTTACGAGGTTCGTTATCATAAACCCAAATATAATCGCTCCAACTATACGTCCGAGGATCAAGGTCACTCCCAGCCATCGCAATGGAATTATGAAGGAAGAGTGAGTCAAACGGTCCTTCCACGATGTGAATAGGTTCATTTTCATTTAATGTATCAAGTCCAAACAGTTTCAATCTATCCTCAAAGAGGATAGTAATGTATCTCATCGTTGATTTAGGTAGGAGACTTCTACCTTGGACTCCAAACCACTTACCATCCTTACCTATAAGGGGGATAATAATACGTGGTCTATCATTTTGGAGACTCTCAAAGGTGCCTGGTTTCTTACTATTAATCCACCCCTTAAACTTATCTGTGTAGTATAGTTTATCGAGTGGAATCTTTCTGCCTTCGAGATATAATCTCGCTGGATGTTTCTTATTTAGCTCAGCAACAGACCTGAGATCTGTGACCTTAGTACTAAAGTTAGGCTTGGCAGATTTATACTCTGGGTTAGGTGTGTGATGACCTTTACCAGTCATCCCTTGCCTATATTTCTCCATGACAAACTGGTCATAGAGGTCAGTGGCATGGTCCTTCAGGAAGTTACCTAGAGACCTACCAACACCACAGTTATGACATTTGTAAATATACTCAGACTTTTTCAGAAAAAAATACCCCCGAGCCTTGTTGCGATGCTTTTGGGAGTCACCACAGTAGGGACAACGGAAGTTGTATAGTCCTGATTTTACGTGCTTAAACTTGTCTAGTCTGGTATTGAGGAAGCGAATGTATTTGTCCTCAACGTAGTCCATGCAATCTGGTCAGGGTATGATTTGATTGTAGCAGGTGTTGAGGGACCTGTCAATTGTCTGAGGACCGCTTGTCCGATTGGACTAACGATGAAAGATATAACACTAAGAGCACCAAATATAGTCCACATCTTCTTTTCCATGACTCTAAGACGAGAATCAACCTTGCGGATGTCTCTTTCACACCCTGCTTTAATCTCTGCACTCTGACGACTAACCTCTCTGTGAAGTGACTCAACTTTCTCGAAGAGAACTGCATCAATCTTCTCTTGCTTGTCTATCTTTTCATTATGAACAGCAAGAAGTTGCCCCATTTTGATAGAGTTTTCTTGGAGGGTACTGACTACCTTCTCAAGTCTCTCAATAATAGCAGCGTTAATATTGTTATCCACGATTTTCTGATCCACCTTGAAAGCCCTCGGATCCCCATGGATTATGTTTTGCAATGGCTAAACGATACATCTTCTCATGTATAGTAATATTAGGTGGGTCTTCATCAACCCCAGGAGGTTGATACTCGGACGGTAATGTGTCAACAATCTCCTTATCGGTAGCAATAGGCATGCTATCTAAAGGATTATCAAACCAATCATCTTTTGTTTCAATCATTGGTTAGTAAGTGCTTGTTGTCTCTTGTCCCAATAGAATTTAATAACTTCATTAGGATAGAGTCTTTTTATCTTAATCTTTTTATGACCTTCAGGTCTGAATATCTTTCTCAATTGTATCTTAACTTCAGAGGGTGAGCGACCGTATAAAACAAACTGGTCGATACCATCATAGCATATAAGATACGGAAGATAGTTATCCTTCTTCTCTGTAGCAGTATAGGTAGGGTCTCTACCCTCTTTCATCCCTCTGTTGACTGCTGGACTAGGGGAATCATTTCTGTTATATGGTTTCTCTTTACCCTTAGGTCTTACACCTGTGGGCATACCAAACTTACGACGACGAGGCTTACCATGTCCTAGCATGGGGTCAAACCCAGCAACAGGACCAGTTGATGCAGCGGATCCAGAGAATCCTCCTGTACCTGCTGACATTGTTGGTGCGTCTTCGTTAATCATAACTCGTTTAATAAGTCAGTGACTTCATTATCTATGTCTACATCATCCAATACTCCTCCTATTTCAGGGAGTCTGTCCAAGTATACTAAAAAAGTCTTGATGAGTGCATAGTATTCCTCCTCTAACTTAAACATTAGTAGAGGGATAGTTGCTTCACCAAAGACGTTGAATAATATTATAAGGTGATTGAGAATAAGATTGACTCGGAGTATCCCAGTCTTCAAGTACCTCTTGAGTAGTCTCTTAAGGTACTTGAACTTCTTCATATCCTCCATGAAATCATCTACGGTAACCGATTGAGGGTTATCGTAATGCTTAATAGCGAACATCAAATAGTTTTTCTCATTAAGTGTTTCAAAATGCATTACAATAAATTACGATTACTTAGGTTCCGAAGGTTAGCGTTGCAGCTCCATCGGTAAACTTGGTTGCAGCACCCTTGCTGGTATTTAATACGCAACGATACTTGTAACCATCAAGTGCATCACTAGCAAGTGCACTGTATGCCAGTGTTGCTGTAGTGAAGTCTGCATAAGTGATACCCGTATCGAGTCCACCAGCACCACCAACGATGTCTACCCAACGAGTAGTAGCGTTCTTGGTCTGACGTTGCCACTTATACTGCTTAGTACCTGACTGATCCACTGTGAATGCAGCAACGAATGTTCCAGCACCACTAGATGAAGTAGAAGCAGCGGGTTGTGTACCAACTGTGATTGTCTCAAGGACATCTGCTGCGATTGTATCGTCAGCATCGTCACCAGCAGCAGCAGCGGTTGCTTTAGCAGGTGCAATGTATTCTGCCTTGTGACGTTGGTCACCATTATGTGTTTGATATGTATGATACTGCCACCAACCAGGACCAGTGATTCCACGTGTCTTGTTTGAAGCAATGCTTTGCTCAGTAGTATCTACGAAAATCAATTCGTAATCTACGCTATCACCACCCTTAACTACATAATCAGCAACTGCTGTAGGAGCAGTCCGTCTGACAGCACCAGCAAGAGTTCCATTAGTGGACCCTGCATATGCTTTATGTAATTCAATGGCAGTCGTAGAAGTGACTTCTCTTACGAGATAGTTAACGCTATTAAGCACCAAGATATCGCCTACATCGACGGAATCGGCAGCATTTTTCGTAACGGTAGCATCACCATTAGTGACAGCAACGTTATTGCCAAAGGTGGAAGCGTCTATAGTACCTAGAATAGACATTAGTTGTTTCTCCTCTTGAGAATTATTTCCTATAATTTATTTATAAGCCCTACGATTCAAGCAGTGCCTTCTGGAGAGCGATAACAAGTTCATCATCCACTTTGTTTCCAGTTTTTGCTGCTGCTTTCTTTAGTAACTTAATTAAAAAGTCTTTTATAACCGAGTCTAAATCCTCTGGGATTCGATCCACTGCCTTATTAATGATGCTAATAGCAATAGGCATTAAAAAATTAACCATGATTTGATCAAATATAGTGATCTATATATACGCTTACTTAGGGTCAGCGATATCGATCATATACTTCCTGTCATGGTCCTGAGTTAGTTGAAGTAGTCTCTGGCGCATACGCTCTGAGATCTCTTTCTTAGCTTCGGTGTCATCTATTTCTGTTTGCTTAACTTCTTCGGAGTGGTCTGTCGGTGCAACCTCTTGTGTCTCCTGTGGAGTCTTAGCTTTAACACGCTCTTTCTTTGTCTCTGCGAAGGCAGCTGCTGCCTTCTCTCTGATGTCTGACATCGCAGAGCGTATGTTTGAATTCATAGTTTCGGACATTAGATCCTCCTTCTTGGGGTTAACGGTAATGTTACCCTTCTTCTTTGTAGCCATCCGTAGAGCGTTATCCTTAGATGCATTATTAGGTTTAGCCATTCACTTCGCTCTCCAAAATCTTAGCAAGTTCTTCCTCTGAGAACAACCCAGACTCACGTAACTTACTCACCAATTCAGAATCCCCAGTAGACTCTTTCTTGACATCACCTTTCTCATACCATTTGCCATCGCCATCGTCGTCCTGCCACCTCTTAGGTTTCTTAGACTTCTTTGCTTCAGGCAATATATTTATACGTTCTGCAAGCATAGCTTCATGCAGATCTTCTATGTCAATTCCGATTACTTGTTCGTTGGCAGCTTGCAGACCCATATCTTCGGGTGCTTTTGCAGTCTTCTCGCCTTTCTTTCCGACGATTATATAACGACCGTCTGCTTTTCTACCAGTGATGACAAATGAGTTACTACCATGATTGACGACACGACCGATGTTACGATCCTTATCATTCTCTTTCTTCTTCTTGGCAATAGTCTCTCTGTCTATGGGGAAACCCGCATAGCCTTCTACAATTGGCTCCCAAGTATTAAAAATCTCCATGACCTTGCTCATCCCATCCTTTAACCTCTTGGTGGGAAGAGTGGTTCCCTCTTCTAGGGAATTTAAAATTCTCTGCTGGTCTTGCTGAGTATAACCCATCAAGGCAGATGATACAAGCATTTCTAGTGTCATTGGTTTAGCCAAAAGAATGGTATAGTTTCCTTTACGTTATTATTTAGTTTCAACAGGTTTTCTAATCTCAGCTGTGAAGTCACTAAACTTCTTAACTGATTGACCTGGTGTCATGTCTTGTAGTGCTGCTCTAAATGTATCTGTACCTATCTTCCAATCGTTTCCACTACCATCATCAGCAGAGTAATTAGACTGGTCCTTACTGGTATCAGCAGCGTATACCTGTGTAGCATTTAACTGTCCTAGGTCATCAGTTACTTCTGTAACGTGTTGTAACCAGGCACGTACCTCTATATTCCTTTCATCTTTCATAATAATATAGTTAGTTCCACGGTGGACAACATGACCACGTAATCCTGTGTCATCATGCTCTACTAGAGCACCAACCTTAAAGATTTGGTCAAGCATATAGTAGTCTCTGAATGAATCGTAGTCTAGTTTAGGTGCATACTCCCAGACAGATTCCTTAACACTCTTCTTCTTAGTGTCCTTCTTCTTAGTATCTTTCTTCTTACTCTCCTTCTTAGGAGGTGTCATACCAGCGATGACATCCTTCATCAATAGTTTACTGTGCTTCTTACTGGTACCTTTAGGCATACCAGCATGGAAACTATCATGATCGTCACCAGAAGCATGCTTCCTCTGACCACTAGCACTTAGCTTCTCAGTTGGATCCTCACTATTGGGGTCACGTTTACCAGCAGACTTGATTTGAATACTCTTGAAATCATAATGGATTCCATTGTATTTTGAGGTAAGTTTCTCGAATTCTTTTACTCGGTCGTCACCTACGACCATAGTTACATGCTCTTTACCCTCATCATTTAAGTCACGTAAGATATCAAAGACGTTTCTCTGTCCTTCATTGTTTTGAATAGCATCCTTATGATGCTTAAACAACTTACGCATGTGATCAACCTTCTGTTGAGCACCTAAGGGATTCTTTTTGTGGTCTTGAGAGCGTGAGGGATAGATTCTATAGTTACCACTGTCTCCACCATGTGCCTTAACAGCATCGAGGAGTTTGCCATGACCAGCATGAGGAGGATTAAACCTGCCGAAAGTGATTGCAACATGATTGTCTGCCTCTTGGGCTTCCTTCTTTTTCTCAGCAGGGGTCTTACCCTTTGCTGCGGTTGCTTCTTTTAGAAACTCTATAAATCTCATTAACCCCAGTCCTTTGCGACGGTAAAGTTAGCTCTGGAAAACTCCAGTCTATCAACAAGTTTGAGTGCTGCACCATCTTTAATGGCAACAAATCCCTCAGGACTTGTAGCTCTCATTCCATTCTCATCTTCTAAGAATGTTCCCACACTCTTAATCTTCACAAGTTTATTTATAATCTGCACCTTAGCATCCATCAAAGATTTGAATCCTCTAAAGGCAGATAACATTTGTGTCTTGTTACTATTTAGATATTTCAAGTCTGCTCTACGTCTGGATCTCCAATCGTTACGTGCCTTCGGTGTCTTCTTCTTCATAATCTCAGAGTCATACTTACTCTTAACGAAAGCACCAAATCCTTTTGCCATACCCTCAGAAGTAGGGACAACACCGCCCCTGACTACTTGGTTGAAGTATACTTTAAACAATGCAGGGATAGTAAATGGTCCCTTACCACCTTGGACATCATTAAGGAATGATTGACCGCCTCTGAGGTCTCTCTCAGACTTCACAATGACTGCATTCAATGCATTCTTCTCTGTCTGTGATAGGTTTGCCATTCCATTTATATTCTGAAACTCAGAGGAGAAGACTGCTACGTCCTTAACACCCTGTAGTCCTGATACACTACATCCAAAACCAGCAGACATTGTTGATATAGTATCACCTTTATACTCTGTATGAAATACTATACCCAACTTACTACCACCAACCTTCTGACCTACACCTGAATACTTAGGGATAGTATATGTAATAGTATTAGGTTTGAATCTATAATGAGGTTTCTGATCCTGTGATATAACTGATGGAGTAGTCTGATACAGTAGGTCACCCTGCAAGACACCCTCTATAGGTAGCTTGGAGAGATAAATTAAACACTTCTTAAGTATATCGCCCACTGTAGATGACCCACCATAGTATTTGTCTGCATCAGCAGAAGTGTATACAATCTTAGGGTCACTCTTATTGAAAACACTCTTAGTACCTACAAAAAACTTACCAGTCTGAGGATTCCTACCACATACTATAGCAGGTGCTCCATCCCATTTAGTAGTAACCTTCATGGCACTACTACCATCCCCCTCAGTCAACATATCTCTAAGTGACTTCAGGAAGTTAATAGAA